GCTGGGAAAAGTCAGCGACACGGCATGGGTTGACATGGCCGCAAGCTGTGTGAGCGATCGGCCCGGAGAGCAATTGGCGGACGAGACTGGTGGTTATCTGTTGTCGTATGACGTGGAACACCCGAGGCCAGCGATGTCCACGTGCCTGACTGGACACGGGTGGGACGGAAGATCACTCGAAGATGTGGAAAACTTCGCGCAGATCATAGCAAAGGAGCGTGTCGACGATGGACAAGTGGCGTGAGAACATGCAGAGCGGGAGCGGTGGCGGAGGGAAGAGGGGAACCATCCGAACTGCCCCTGACAGAGGAGCGGCAAGCGGACGATTTCTCCGGCCGAGGTAGCGGTAGATGGCCCTCTCCCCAACCATCGAGCGCAAGGTCGCAGCACTCGGCCTCAAGCAGGAGCACGTCTTCGGTCTTCTGGACCCCGGCGTGCTCCTGCCGCTTTCATCCATTAGCCCCAACGTATACAACCCGAAGACGTGCCAGGACGCGCGGCTCCTATCCATCGCACAGAGCCTGCGTCGCAAGCAGTGGCAACCGTCGCAGGTGGCTCTCGTTTGGCGGGACCCTGACGGTGCCACGGAGTACACGCTGATCGACGGCGAGCATCGTTGGATGGTCTGCAAGCTGTCCGGCTTCACGCATTACCCTGCAGTCGTGGCAACGCAGGTGCCGACCCGCGAGCAAGCCACGGAAGTCACGCTGGCCTTCGAGGAGGCCCGCGCACGCAAAGACAAGCGCAAGTCGGCGGACCTCCTGATCCAAGCGGCGGTCCGTGGCGATGACGACTTCTTGACCCAGGTGCTTCGGGTGCGCGACCCAGAGCGCCTGCGGGCAGCGGCCTTACAGCGAGAGCAGTCCGTCAACGCAGCACGCGAAAAGGCTGCAGAGCAGAGAGCCTCGGCTCCGCGCACGGTCACGCTCGTGATGACCGGGGCACAGTACGACGAGTACCAAGCCGCGCTGGGCAAGGCACGCACAGTCCTTGCCAGGGCGCAGAACACGATAGGGATGGTGACGGACTTGTCGGACGGTGATGTGGTGGCCGTCGCGGCGGTCCTGCGGAATGCCAGGTAAAACGAAAGACCCCAAGCGGCCAGGAACGCGCCCAGAGTTCAGGCGTTTCCCTGAGAAGCTGGCGATCTTTATGGACGCCATAGCGGCCACGATGCCATATGAGCTTGCCTGCGATCAGGCCGGATTCAGCCGCTCGGCATTTTACCAGTGGAAGGCCTGGGGCGAAGAGGGGTATCAGCCTTACGCGGACTTCCTGGAGGAGCTACGCGCGCGGGAGGCGGAAGCCGTCTTTCTGATGCACCAGGACCTGAAAGCCGCTGGGGTCTCTGGCAATATCAACGCGATCATGTTCCTGCTGAAGGCTCGTTACCCGCAACACTACTCGGAGACCGTGCGCCAGGAGCACACCGGCGCCAACGGCGGGCCGGTGCAGGTCCAAACCATCCCGCTGCCTGTATTCGGGCCCAACGACCCGCTGAACCACTTCGACCACGCACAGGAGGAGCCAGATACCAGTGGCGACGACGACCCAGGCGAGTGACCGCCCGCCGGATCGACCGGCGAGGGGCGAGACGCTCGACGAGTTCTGCCGCCGCCACTACGGATACCACCGGGGCCAGCAGGCATTCATCAACGACCGCAGCATGTTCCGGGCGGCCATCGCCGGCATCGGCGGGGGCAAGACGGAAGTGGGGGCCTTCGAGGCTGTCCGGCACTGTGTGGCATATCCGGGCATGAAGGGCATGATCGTAGCTCCGACATACCGGATGCTCAACAGGTCAACGCGGCTTGTCCTGCTGAAGGTCGCAAGCTGGTGGGGCGACTTGCTCGGCGTCAAGGAGTACAAGTCGGAAGCCCGCGTCGAGTTCACCAAGGTGGTCAACCAAGTCACCGGCGAGTGCTCAAGCGTGTACTTCGGGCATGCCCAGGATGCCGACAGCCTACGTGCCGTGGAGGTCGGGTACTTCTGGATTGACGAGGCGCCGCTGTGCTCGCAAGAGGCCTTCCGTGTCGCGATGGGGCGCATCCGGCAGCCGGGTGTCCCTCACAGAGGGTGGATTACCGGGACGCCCAAGGGCCGAAACTGGGTATACCGGACGTTCGTGGAGGAGCGCGAGCCCTGGGATGCCAAGCGGCAGAAGGCCTACGGCTTCCACACGTGGCGGACGCACGAGAACCCGCTGTACCAGGCGGAGCCCGAATTCTTGACGGCCCTGGAAGCCGAATACGGACCCGGCAGCGACTTCTACGCCCAGGAGATCGAGGCCTCGTTCGTCACGTTCGCCGGCCTGGTGTACAAGGACTACGACCCGGCCCGCCATGACATCCCGGGTCCGACGCCGCGATTCGTGCGCGTGGTGGCCGGAGTGGACTGGGGATTTCGGTCGCCGGGGTGCATTGTGGTTCTCGCCGAGGACGGGGCGGGCAACATCTGGCTTGTGGACGAGGTATATGAGCGGAACCGGGTGGTGAGCGGCAAGCCCGGAGACGACTGGGTAAGCGACGCCAAGGACCTGCGTGCCCGCTGGGGTGTGCAGGCGTTCTTTTGCGACCCGGAGGACCCGCACGCGATCTTTCAGTTCGCGGACGCCGGGCTTCCCGCCTTCCAGGCCGACAACCGGCGCATGCCCGGCGTCAAGGCCGTGCAGGCCCTCCTTGCCACGACCCGCCTGCGGCTGCTGGAGGGCGCGGCGCCAAACGTGGTGACGGAGTTCGGACAATACCACTGGCGCACGGACCGTGACGGCAACCCGGTCGAAGACGCCGACCCGAGCAAAGAGTTCGACCACGCCATGGACGCTTTGCGGTACGCAGTCATGGGTCTGGCCATCGTGCCGGATGACGACTACATGCTCTACACAGACGACATCCTGCCAGGTTTCGAGGCAGAGCAATTGGGAGCGGCGAGACTGTGAGCATACTCAGCAGGGTCCGGGAGGCGTTCGAGGCACAGGCACTGCAGCGCCGAGCCGATGTGGCCTTCGCGCGCGTGCAGGAAACCATCGCCTCCCAGCTCGCGCAAGAGCTGACCGAGGAGGATAACGGGTGGCGCAAGCTCAGCGAGGGCAATGGCACCTACGACCTGAGCCAGAGCGAGCTGTCGGAGATACGCGCCAAGTGCATCAAGGCCTGGCAGATCGACCCGAGCCTCGGGCAGGCCGCAAGCCTGCTCGTCAGCGGTGCCTTCGGCAAGGGCCTGGACACTCCCCGGGCCGCCGACAGCCGCGTCCAGGAGGTTGTGGAGAGGCTCTGGGAGGACGAGGACAACCGCCTGGCCCTGTTTTCGCGCGACGCCATGGCCCGCACCAGTAATGCCCTGATGCTCGAAGGCGAGCGGTTCCTCGCCGTGCACACGTCCGTCACGGAGAGCCGCGTGAAGCTCAGTGAGCTACCCTGTGCGGAGGTCGTGGACGTGGTGACGGCGCCAGAGAACTCCCTCAAGCCTGTCCTGTACCGGCGCGAGTTCCGCTCACAGACCTACGACGTGGCGGCCGGTCGATACACGACGGGCGCCAAGCGCGTGGTGTACTACGCCGACTGGCGTTGCTGGAGGTACCTGCTGGACCCGGCGTTCGGCGAGGATGACCCCGATTGGGAAGAGGGCGTGGCCGACCTGTTGAGCCGCGCCGGCATCGGTGGCGAGGCCGGGCCGATAGCATTCGCCTACCACGTGAAAGCCAACACGCTCGGCCTGCGCGGTATCCCCGAGGCCTACCGTGCCTATGACTGGATACGCTCACACGCCCGGACCGTCTCCGACCTCGTGACGCTGAGCAAGGCCCTGGCCATGTTTGCCTGGCGAAAGAAGCTCAACACGAAGAGCGCCACCGCCATTGAGAACGCGGCCAAGATGTTCAGGACCCCACCCAGCGGCCCGGCCGGGGTGCAGGTGGAGAACCAGAACGTGAGCCTCGATGCCATCAACGTGCCCACCGGGGGCGTGGGCAACCTGGAGGTCGCGAGCCGCCAGACGCACCTCCAATCGATCCGGCCCTTCGGGTTCGGCGAACACTACTACAGCGACTCGAGCACAGGCAACCTCGCCACGGCTACCGCGATGGAACTGCCCGCTATCTGGCGCAGCGAGGACCGACAGCAGACAGTCGGCGCCGTCTGTGAGGACCTGACCCGACTGGCCATCGAACTCGCCGTCATCCAACAGGACTTCCCGAGTCGCCGCCTTCCGGCGCGCGTGGACAAAGCCTTCGACC